TGCACATCCATGATTTCTTAAAACAGCAATAGATTTTCCAATTTGACCATTATATGGTGACACATATAAGTCAGTAAGAGTTTTATAATCTAATCCTGTTACTGCTCTGTCTTGAGTTCGAAGATACATTGGCAATTTTCTTCGAATGTCTTCAATCGTATCTCCATCATATCCATATTGTGCTTTTGTGTAATTGTTCAAAAATACACCTATTGGATAATTTAATCCGGGAACATTAACCAATACAGAACTTTGTGTTGCATTTGTTACAAGATTTCCAATAGTTCCACCGCCAGTCCTATAATAGATGCTGATCTTAGATCCTTTCGATGGAACCATACCAGCAACTCCATTTCCAAAAATGAAATATACTGCAAAATCAGAATTAAATTCAACTCTATATTCTCTGAATGGTTGAGATTCAGTGAAATAATCTACTTTATTCCACATTACTCCGTCCACAAAAACTTGCATGGAATCATATATAACTGATTTTTTTCTAGATTGAATTGTTTGATTTCTAGATCCATTACTTGAAATTTCTTCAAATATTGTTTTTCCTTGCAATCCAATAATACTAGCATTTACCACACTATTTGCTGAAATTATAATGTCTTCATCAAAAATAGGATTTCCATCTGAGTCCGCTGAAAATAATTCTATGTTTACTGAAGTTCCTCCGCCATTAACTTCAAATGAAATTGGAGTTGGTATTCTAACATCTGTCGTGATTGGGTTATTTAATGATGCTGTCCAATAACTTTTAGCTGCTACTGGTGGTTGTGGATTGTAACCAACTAATTTACAAAGCCTAAAAGCATTGTCAATTTCAGAAACAGTATCAATGAAAATTTCATTTGCAATCTGATCTAACTTAAATGAAAGCGTATCTGCTATAAATGCCCAATTTTCAATAAGCATAATTGCCAAAGATGATTCTACAAAATCTGTAAACTCATTCGAAAACCGCTGCTGTGTGAATTCAATCAATCTTGTTTTCATAGACCAAAAATCTTGATTGGTATAATTCAAATTAAACACATTAGGCTTGCCGATTACTTCAGAAGTTGCGTAAGGCTCAATATTAAATGGACAATTATTTGTCATCCTATGCCCCCAATGGTATTTCTAATTTTAATTCTTGTATTTTCGTAATTTCCAACCTATCAAAAAATGTGATTCTTATAAGTAAAACATTTTCATTTGTAGGATTATCATCTAATGGATTCGCACTATCTTTGTCTAAACCACTTTGAATATATATGTTTTCTATTGCCACTCTTGGTTCCCAAGTTCTTATAGATAACGCAATCATATCTCGTGCTTCACGCACAGTTACTGGATCATTAGGATTAAAAAACAACTGTCTTAATGGAGTTCCATAATTAGACAACATAACTCTCTCTCTTGGATTTGTTAACAATAGAACAATCAAATCTGATTTAATTTGATCTACACCATGTTGAATATAAAAAAATCCTTTTGGATTTTTTGTAATTGGATATGGAACACCTTTAAAACTTTTTATATTAATCATGAGTTAATGCCTTGTTCGTCAAGATTTCCGTCACATTTATTTTTAGCAAAAGGCAACATACTAAATATGCTCATACAAGGATCTTTATCTCCTAAACTACCAATAATTTTTGAACTTGCCCTAATTGCACCAGTAGAAGGATCATACATGAGAATCATTCCAATTTTTGGAGAATCTTCTTCTCCAGCAGTTCCAGCTAATAAAGCTATAAATTCTTTTGCAAAGAATATGTGCGATTTATCTGTCATATTTACATAGTAATTTTTAGTGTAAACAAGTTTGAATTTACTGATAATTTCAATCTTATTTGCAGGTTTGGAGCAGCCACCAATATCTCCAATCACCTCGATGTGATCATCAGTTGTGGCAACTATATGATTTCCAGCAACTCGTAAAAACACATATCCGGGACCATCTTTCTTTTCTTGATATTTGTGAATGTGAGGACCACGGCAATTGTCATGATGAGGACAATATATTTGAATATATTGTTGATCGGTTTTTTGTTGATCAAAATCATCACGCATGGAAAATTCAAGACCATATCCACTTCTAATTTTTACATATGCTTTTTTCGATAATGGCTGTGGATCTCCTCCATGACCAACTGGATTTTGTTCTTCATTTTGTTTTTCTGGAGAAAGACTTTTTCTCGATTCATAACAATAGTCAAGTTCCTCATCAATCATTTCAAATTGATGTTTGCTTGATGTTTGCATACTTATGCCATGATGTTTTCCAGCTATGCATTTTTGTTTTTCATGATCGTTAAGCTCAATTTTATTGCCATGAGCAGTAAGAAGTTTAATTCCATTCCATTCGCTTCTTATATTACTTTCTTTTTCTAAGTCACTCATTTCAATCATATGACCAGTGGCAGATTTCATGTAAGTTCTGCCTTCATAAACATCACCAGAACCAAAATTAAATGGCTTAGTACTTCTTTCCCAATCTGGAATTCCTTCGGGATGACGAACAGAATCATCCATTACAAATGTATGACCAGAAACGGACATTAATTGAATGCCAGTTTGAGGAAGATCACATGTGTTGTTTTGTGGAGTTTCTGGTCCTTTATATGGGCGACATTCATTTTCGTGTTTAAAATAAGGATTTTGACCAATCTGATCTTTGTAATGTGTTGATTTTGGATGACCAGTTCTTGCGTTTGATTTGAATCTTGGAATTAATTGTCCACTTATGGGAATTTCTGAAGTTTTTTCTATTCTTGGTAGAATATTTTTTGAATTTTGTTCTTGCTTTGCTAAATCTTTGCCGACTTGACTCAAATCGGTGTAACTTTCTGCATTTACATTATCTCCAGAAGTGTCAGTTGCTGAGATTCCTTTATCAATACCAATTGATCTTGCCAAATCTGGATATGGCTTTTCTGGAACACCAGCAAGGCAACTCACATCATCATCTGGAACTATTTCTTTGGTATTTGGATATGTAACTCTACAATCTGGATGCGCCCATTGACCAGCATAATGAAGATGGTCATCTTTCATCATAATCCAATTACCAGTACTTGACATTAATTCTATTCTTTTCCATCTTCGATTACACTTAGGATCTCCATCAACCATTTTAAGCATATGCTTTTCTGGAGTTTTAAATCCATAAATGTTTGGATATGTTATAAGCTTTTGAACTTCTGGTTTATCAGCAAAATCAAGAATAGATGTTAAATCAAAACCATTGTAAGACTCTGTATTCCAAGGAGGCAAAACTTGCGACCCATCATTTGGACCAACAAGATATCCTTTTCTATGACCTTCATGAATCTTGTTGTATTCATCCATGAGTTGATTAACACCCCAATTGTGACCTCCATCTGGACCACGATTTCTAGACCATACAGTTCCAATATAATATGCTGAAGATCGTTGACCACTTTCAAAAATTAAAGCAACTGATGATCCTGCAGGTGGAACCCAACTTAAACCAGAATCATCAAATCCTCCCATGGCTGAAATTGGGTTAGCCCAAGGAAGTTCTCTTATTTTTACATCGGCACGATGTAGTTTTGGATGAAAAAATTTGATTCTATTTTGCTTCCATATGTCGATTGTTTCAATTACTAAACCAACCATAATACCAAAAAACATATCTTTGGTATCTGGACTTTTATTTTGTTGATCAGATCTAGAAATTGCTTTTGTTGAATAATCAACATCTCCAAGTTGAAGCTGTAAGCTTTCAATTCTTCTTTCAAGCATAGATATTTTTTCATTTAAACTCATATTATTTTTCCATTAATTTTTAATCTGTTTCGCCTACAAAAGTACCATCTCCAGCATTGTCCATGAAAGGACCTTCAGATCCATTTCCACCAATAGGTTCATTAACACTAAGCTCTGCATTTGGAACTGGTAGACTTACAGACAACTTAGTTATATATTTACCTGCTTCAATCTGATGATCTACGCCCATGATCATCCATTTTTTATTGGATAAAATTTTATTTATTGGTGGCTTTGCAAGCCAAGTATCACAATTTCTTCCACCATCATCACCTATTGAAAATGGACTTATAACTATAATGGAAACATACTTCCCAATTTTTTCAACCAAATCATAATAGTCTCTATCTCCAATTATGCTTAATTCTCCTTTTATACTTCTAGCCTGATCGAAAGGTTTGTTTGCTGTAGTATGAGCAGCAGTTGATTTTTCTAAAAGAACAACTCTTGCTTCTTGAGGAATAGTGTAATTGTATTCACTAGGCAGAGCTTGAGCATTGCCAGATCCAGAATTCTCAATAGGGCTTAATTCTGGATCTTCTTTATTTTTAACCATTTGTGCAGAATCACCACCACCAGAAATGCCACCAAAGCCACCAGCATCAAGAATCCATTCTATTTCTGGATTAAATTCAATTACTGGACTGCAATTTCCACCATTTACTATAAAAGTTTTTGTAGTATCTTCACAGTCGCAAATTTCATCTTTTTTACAAGACTCATCTTCTTGTATAATTAGTTCTGGAACAGTTGGATCATATTTAAAATAAACTCCAAGTTCGTCTTCAGTTCTTAATATGCTAACCCAATTTCTTATAACTGATAAAATTGGCAATTCATTTGCTTTCCAAACTGCTTCAATACCATCTGGATTAATTTCAAACATTAATTCGCCACCATCTCTATTTCTAAAATTAACTTGTATTGGAGGATCTTCAGCTTCGCACATATCTCTAATTGCTTCTTTTAATGTTTTCAAATTTTCTTCTTCACCTTGATTTTCTTCTATTCTTCTATCGTTGTGCCTCTGCATTAAATCTACACATTCTAATTTTATTTTTGTAATACCTTTGTCAATATTTGTAAAAAGCTTTTTAGGAAGAAAGTAAATCCACGGAGTTAATTCTTGTCTTACCACACCTGATGTACAATCTTTAAGTAACCATCCAAATCTAAATTTATTTTGAACCGTTTCTTTGGCTGCAAGGCTTATAGTTTTATTGAGAAGCTTAACGACATCTTCATAGGCATTTGAACCTTCTCCCAACAATTCAAATTCAACTTTCATTCCACCATTTGCTTGTTGAATGGCATACTGCATTGAACTTATTACCATTTTGTGTGGTTCTTGTTCAAATGAATCATTTCCACAATTAACTTTGAATGTTCCATTTTTCATTTCCATTTCAACATAAGGAGCATATACTTCTTCTGGAGGAGGTGTTGATGGTTCTCGACATACATATTTTTGTATTTCTTCATTTACTATACAAGCCATTAATTCCTCAATTAAAAGTTTCTGGTATAAGAATACTTAAACCTGATTTAAAATCCCAAATGTCACGAATTTTATTTTTTTCCATTATTTTCCACCAGAAAATAGAGGTTCCATAAAAATCTTGTGATACTAAGTCAGGTCTATATTCGGTTGATTTATTTATAACAGTATATTTATCTCGATCACCAGAAGAAATATTTCGTCTTCTGTAAAGAGGAAATGTAAGATACTTGTCTTCGCCATAATAAATTACTTTTCCGTCTTCATAGCGACTTCCAGAAGTAACCATTTTATTAGCTAATATATTTGAAATTTCTATTTTATTCGCCATTAACCACCTCCAGTGCCAGTCACAACAATATCTTCTGCAAATGGCAAATTCGAAGAATTGTATACAACCTCAAAATTTAAACTAACATCAACTTTATATGGACATCCAGTTTCTTCATCCCACGGAAC